ATGAAATATAGGAATCAAAAATAAATGGCAAAGCTGACCGAGCTTGACTTGAAATATCTTCGGGAAGAGGCAGAGAGTTCTCTGCTTTCTTTCATTAAAATTGTAAGTCCTCACCGTGTTCTTGGGGCTGTGCATGAAGAACTTTGTAACTGGTGGCAAAGGCCAGATGCAAAAGATAATCAATTGGTATTGTTGCCACGCGACCATCAAAAGAGTGCGATGATCGCCTATCGTGTTGCGTGGTGGATTACTAAGCATCCAGAAACAACAATTCTTTATATTTCTGCCACTGCCAATCTTGCAGAAAAGCAGTTGAAAGCAATTAAAGACATTCTTACTTCTGACATTTACAAAGCTCTTTGGCCTACTATGGTCAATGAAGATGTTGGCAAAAGAGAACGATGGTCAATGGATGAAATATCTGTAGACCATCCAAGACGAAGGGCAGAGGGAACCCGCGATGCCACGGTGAAGGCTGCTGGTATTACAACGAATACAACTGGCTTGCATTGTAATGTGGCTGTGTTGGATGACGTTGTTGTGCCAGACAATGCTTATACTGACACAGGTAGGCAAGCAGTAAGGGCGGCATATTCACAACTTGCTTCAATTCAAACTACTGGCGCTAAAGAGTGGGTAGTCGGCACGAGATATCATCCAGCAGACCTTTATAAAGATTTGATGGATATGGTGGAAGTTACATGGGATGAAAACACAGACGAAGAAATAGAAACTCCCGTGTATGAAACTTTTGAGCGAGTTGTTGAGAGGAATGGGGAGTTTCTTTGGCCTAAGCAACGCAGGCCAGATGGAAAAGTGTTTGGTTTTGATGAACGTGAACTTGCTCGTAAAAAGGCAAAATATCTCGATAAGGGACAATTTTACGCACAATACTATAACAATCCTAACAACTCAGAAGATAATCTGATTGACAAGGGAAGGTTCCAATACTATGACAGGGATAAAGTTTCTTGTGTTTCTGGTTCTTGGTTTGTTGGGAATGAAAGTATTTCAGTTTACGCAGCGATGGACTTCGCATTTAGTCTGTCTGATAAGTCAGATTATACGGTGATTATTGTTGTTGGTGTTGATGAAAACAATAACTTCTATATTCTTGACATAGATAGATTTAAGACCAACTCTATTTCATTCATGTATGACAAAGCTGAGAGGTCATACAGGAAATGGAGATTCAAGAAGATGCGTTGTGAAACTGTTGCAGCACAAAAGATGATTGTGCAGCAATTTAAAGAATACATGAGAAGTCAAGATATTTCTTTCAGTATTGATGAATTTAATCCTCCAAAGACAATGAAAAAAGAAGAACGGATTGCCTCTGTTCTTGAGCCACGTTATAATAACAATCAGATTTGGCATTATAAAGGTGGGCATTGTCAAACATTGGAAGAAGAACTTGTATTAAATAAGCCAGAGCATGATGACGTAAAGGATGCTTTAGCAGCATGTATCGAAATTTGTAAGCCATCCATTTCCAACAAAAATTGGAAAAGAGCCGGGAATGTTGTATTTAACTCTAGGTGGGGTGGTGTTTCTCGTTAAAGGGATAAAATGAATAACAGTTTGCAAGTAGAATCTTTTGAATCTGACGCATTGGCACATAAGATTGCTGATATGTGGGTTCGATGGGATGATAATAGAGCGCAGTGGAAAGAAGATTGCCTAGAACTTAGGCGCTATCTATTTGCAACTGATACTCGAAAAACATCCAATGGCAAGGTTGGCTGGAACAACAGCACAGTCACTCCTAAACTAACTCAGATTCGTGACAATCTCCATGCTAATTACATGGCAGCTTTGTTCCCTTCTGAAGATTGGTTTTATTGGGAGAGTTCTGAAAAAACTCCAGAGGCTTTGCGTAAGCGAGAAAGCATTGTTTCTTATATGAAGCAGAAGTTGAAAGCCAGTAACTTTCAGCTTCTCACTTCACAACTCATTTATGACTACATTGACTTTGGCAATGTGTTTGTCACTTATGACTTTGTAAATGATTTGGTAAAGAGTGAAAATGGGTACACTCAAAAGTATATTGGGCCAAAAGCCTATCGTGTAAACCCTTACGATGTGGTGTTTAACCCTGTCGCTTCTGACTTTGAAAGCACTCCGCTTTTGCGTAGAATGCTGAAAAGCATTGGCGACCTCCAATACGATATTGACACAAAACCTTCACTTGGATATAATAAAGGGGTACTTAATAAAATTCTTGACTTTAGGCAAAGAATGGTTGCCGATGCAGAGTTCAAGAAAACAATTAGCCTTGAGATTGATGGTTTTGGTACTATTGATGAATATATCAACAGTGACATGGTTGAGTTGATTGAGTTTTGGGGTGATATGTATGACATCAACACCCGTAAACTTGAACGCAACCTGCAAATTACTATTGTTGATAGGCGTTGGATTTTGGCTAAACGTACAAACCCATTGTGGACAGGTGCAAAGCCTTTCTTCCATTGTGGATGGCGACTGAAGCCAGACCATTTGTGGGCACAAGGCCCGCTAGACCAGTTGGTAGGTTTGCAATATCGTGTTGACCACCTGGAAAATTTGAAAGCTGATGTGTTTGACCAAATTAGTTATCCTGTTGTAAAAGTGAAGGGTAACACGGTTGAACAGTTTGAATATGAGCCTGGGGCTGTTGTTTTCTGTGGCGATGAAGGCGATGTGGAGTTTCTTCGACCTGATGCCACTGCTTTGCAAGCGGATTTGCAAATTGAACAATTGATGAATCGAATGGAAGAGCTTGCTGGCGCTCCAAAGCAAGCAATGGGTATTCGTACTCCCGGTGAAAAAACCAAGTATGAAGTTCAAAGTTTGGATAATGCAGCGGGTCGTATTTTCCAAAGTAAGACACAATGGTTTGAGAAGAACATTCTTGAGCCTTTGCTGAATGGAATGCTTGCAGAAGCAGTTAGAAATTTCCAAGGGGTTGAGCAAATTAGGACAGTTGACCCTGACTTCAATGTTGAGATTTTCATTGAAGTGACAAAGGAGGATTTAATTGCTAACGGAAAACTCTATCCTGTTGGTGCTCGCCATTTTGCGGAGCAAGCTAAGTTCGTTCAAGAATTGGCACAGACAGTTCAGACAGTCCAAGCTATTCCTACCGTAGCAGCGCACATCAGTGGTAAAGCAATTGCCAAAGCCCTTGAGGAAAATCTTGGATGGATGCGCTACGGAATCGTAAAGGATAACGTAGCCATTATGGAACAACAAGAGACACAACAACTAATCAATCAAGCACAAGAAGAAATGGCTGCACAAGCGGCTGTTAGTATGGGGGAAGGTATGCCCCCACAAATGTAAGGATTTTAAGTGAATAGTCTCTTAGCAAAGAATAAACCAAAGGATTGTGAGGATTTTAACAAGCTGTGGACAAACGCTGGTTATACCCTCCGTCCTTTGTATAAGACACTAAGGCAACTTCGTGAAGAGTTGGACAAAATCAAAGCAGAAGATTTTGACTGTCCAAACCACTATGCGAAGTTGGCTTATCAAGGTGGTCAGGCGAAAGCGTATGACCTTATTCTATCGTTACTGCCTGACACGGCAAAGGATTAAAAGGAATGACTGATTCCAGTATTTTTAATGAAGGGCAAGACCAAGCCCAAGCAACCCCTCCGGCGACTCAAGGTAATGGGGAAATCGTAAGTGCCCTCGTAGGTGATGGGCAAAAATACAAAACTGTCGATGACTTGGCAAAAGCCTACCTTCACGCAGATACTTTTATTCAACAATTGAAAGAAGAGAATCAAAAGTATCGTGAACAAGTAGCTGCTGCAAAGAGCATTGATGATGTTTTGGAACGTCTACAACAATCGCAGCAGCCTCAACAAATTACCCCTGTTGATGCTGAAAAAGTTGACATTTCTGCGCTTGTGGAACAGACGTTGGCGCAACGTGAAGCAAAGAAGGTTCAGGAAGCAAATCTTCTTGAAGCTGACAGGTTGATGAAGGAACTTCATGGAGAACGTGCTGTAGAGCTTTTTAAGAGCAAAGCAAACACCCCTGAGCTTCAAAAGCTGTATATGGAATTGGCTTCGCGTAGCCCTCAAGATTTTGTAGCTTTGTTTGGCGAACCACAAGCAGTTGGTAATTCAATGCAAGCTGGTACTTCTGTCAATGCAATTAACATTCC